AAAAAGTTCGCGAAGGTTTTATCGCCTCGATAGTAATCGTTGGCCGTAGCGGCGTTTATTGTATTCTCTTTCGCCGTTAAGGCCGAAGCTAACTCGCTGGCCGTCGTATATTGAGGATGCGGATCGACCGCCGCTTCGTGAGTTGTAATCAATCCCGCCGCGACTCCGGCGTTTTCCTTGGCCGTTAATGCGCTCGCGAGTTCCGCCGCCGTTGTATATTGAGGATGCGGATCAACGGCCGCAACGTGGGCGGCGTCAAGTGAAGCGGCCACGCCTGTATTTTCTTTCGTTGCAATCGCATCGGCGATTAACTGAATTACTTTTTGAGCGGATAAAATATCCGTTGCGGTCGTTCCGGCGTCGGTTATAATTTGGGATTTATTCACCGATAAAACCAAAGTATTCGAAGCATCGTTATAAACGGCGCTTACCCCATTCGTTCCGGAAATAAAAGCCCCGATAATATCTTGAACTTCTTCCGGACTTACACCCGTAGCAAGAACAAAAATATTCCCGTCGCTTGTTTTATATTTAACGGAACCGCCGACAATGTAGAAAAATAATTTTCCTACGTCGGGAGTTTCAATCGGATCACTTGGAAGAACGGGAAGGCTTATCGCTCCCGGAGCATATTTCGACATTTAAACCTCAACTATAAAGGACGCATTGGCGTCTATATCCAAAGAACCGGCGGCCTCTATATCAAAGGGGCCGACGATTTTTAATTGTTCACCTGATTTAATTTCCCGCGCGCTTTGAACTTGCCAAAACGGAAGGCCCGAACTTCCGACTAATTTCCAAGAAGAAATCCCGTCGTGGGAATAGATATCCCCGTCCGTTTTTATAAAGATCGTTGGCATACTTGGGGCCAACAAAGGAAGAGAAGCGCCCCCAATAATATGGGGGCCGCCTTCAATTTTAAATCCATTGTCGTCAATTTCGAACGCTAGATTAGAGTCAAACATTATTTTACTACTTCTCTAAATGCCTTAACAGTTACGCCGCCAATTTCAGTCGAAGCGACTTTCAATTGAAGCGCTTGGGCCGCGCCCACGCCTGATAGAACAACCGATAAAGTATAGTTAAAAGTTGAACCAACTTTTAATTTAGCGTAAACCGTTTCGTCTTTCGCCGAAGCGTCCGCGCTTGCCGTTCCGTTATGGATCGCAAGAACTTCCATTCCAACTTTATTTCCCGGAGCGGAAGATTTTTCGATTTCGACATACCATTTAGCGACTGCAACGTCGTCAACCAAAACTTGATCGATAGTCGTAATCGTAGTAATCCCAACCGATCCCGAACGACCGCCGTTTTCGATTTCAGTTTCTAGCGCTTGTAAAGCTTGCTTTACGTTTTGGTTATCAGGAATTACCTGGCCAGAAAAAGCGCCAAGATTAACCGCGCCTTGAGCTACGCCCAAAGTCGTTTGGATATCTTGCTGATTACCGTCTAATTTTTCGATCGCCGAATTAACCGAATCAACCGAAGAAATAACACCGTTTTGAGCGGCGTAAGATGCGGCCAGGTTAATCCCGTCGGCGAAGTTCCAATTTACGTCGCCAAGTTTAATGATAGAACCCGCGCTCATCATTACTAAAGCTTGCTTTTCTTGCCCGTCCGGAGCGTCCGGAAGGAAGTTCTCAACCATGAATCCGTTATTATTCGCGATTGGGAGAGTAGCGTCTACGACCGTAATACTTGGAGAAGCTACAACCGAAACACGCATTAATTTTGGAGTTCCGCCAACGCCGAAAATAATATGATCCCCGACAATGAAGTCGGCCGCTGATAATGCCGGAGCATCGTCGTCGCCGAACGGTGAAGAAGTTAAGTTAATAACCGCTCCCGAAGCCGGAGCAACGTCGCCCGTAGCCGCGACAACGTGTTCGCTTCGGAATGCAAAAAGTGATAAGTCCACGTTTTGCATATTTTCCCAATCGCTTGCAAGGTTAGCGCTTGCAATCTTCTTGTAAATTTGACCTGTAGTTCTTAAATAAAGTGATCCGACTTCCGCCGCATCTTGCTCGCCAACGTCGCCGCCCGGAACTCCCGCGCCCGATATAATCGAAACGCCAACGTCCGCATTCGCGGGAACAATTTGAAGACCTTTTTCGACCGTGAATAATTCTCTCATTTGTTTTTTCTCCCTTTAAATCTTGGCCCGTGCCAAGGTGTAATTAATAGTAAACGACTCATTATTCGTAATTGAGATTTCCATTTGACCGCCGTTTTCGATAGCTTCGACCGTGATATTTAATCCGGTTCCCGACTTCGCGAAAACTTGAGATCTTAAACCGTTTTGTCCTTTATTTATTTTAAGCGTGAACGACTTATTTTTACTAGCGTTATTGAATGAAAGAAGATAGGTCGCGGAAAAAAAGTTGGAAAGGGAAAGCGAGTCGGCCGCGATTGTAGTTAATCCGGGAATCGTGTCGCTTTTTTGGTTCCATACTTGAAATATACTCTCGGCCATTTTGTACCATACTTTTAAATCTTACTTGTTTTTAGGAAGTCTATATCCCAAAACGCGATCCTTTGGATAAGACGAAACGCATACGGAATTGTTTTGATTCCCGCCGAGACATTGGATCGACGATTCCGTTTCGCCTAGATAAAAAGCAACGTGGCCCGAACTAGCGCCCCGGCTAAATACAACGATACAACCGATCGAAGGAACCTTTACGGCCTGGCCCCAAGCTAAATAGCTTCTTGCCCACGCGTTTTTTGTCGATTCAATTCCGGCCTTTTCTAAACACCACGAAACGAATGCCGAACACCATGGCGTTTCGTCGTCCGTAGCTTTTAAAGTTGTGGCCGCGTGATATTCCAAAATTCTTTTATTGTGTTTTGATCCTGATATTTCTTTCATCCCAAGTTCGGCGCGAGCGATATCAAGCCAAGGAATAGGAACGATTTTAGTATCCAACGGGATGGATGGAACTGATTTCGGAGTTTGAACTTTTTCTTTCTTGCCGAAGATCTTCTTGAATATATTCATTGTCGTGATTCCCTTTCAATTTGTTCTTGAAGTCTTTTAATTTGGTCGCCATAACTTTCTCGGGCCTTGGCGCTTTCTCCCGCTTGCGGTTGAACTGCTTTGACGAATTCGAGGAACGCTTGTCGTTGCTCTTTACTTGCTTGTTTCGACTCAAAATAAACCCCCAAAAGTTTCATAATCAATGGGATTAAAGAAGCAATAATCGAAATCATTATTCTTTCCTTATTAATATTTGTTCGTAACCCAAAGTCGTTAAACGATGGATCTCTTTTTCTTTAGCCATAAATGCGTAAACGCATTTTCCCTTTTGAATTGGGAACTCGAAATAATCGCCCTTTGTTTTTGGTAACGGGCAAGAAGCATCCGGCGAGGCCGTCACTTCTTTAGGAAATTTTATCGCTTGAATTAGGCCAGCGCGGGCCTGACAAATAGAAACGCCCTTAGCGTTTATTTGACTTCCATTACAAGAAAGAAGGGCCGGCAAAATGTTCGATGAACTTTCAAAGTCAACGATGCCCCAAGAATGCCGGCCCTTTGATTCTTCAAGGCCTGTAACTTGTACGAGGCACGAATCACGTTTTTCGAGGGGCGAAGGTGTAAAATCTAATTTAACTTCATTTTTGTTTTCGATTTTTCTTTTAAAGATTCTTCCGGTCGTTGTTACGATGGAAGCATTTTCGGCAATCTCTTCGCGGTGACAATTCGTAAACGTGAAAAGATCGAGTTCGCCCGGCGCTTTAATATGAACGTGATAAATATCAGCTTCCGGAACGACAAGAACGCCTTGCCCTTGAAAGCCATTAATATTTATTTCCATATCATGACGATAAACGATTAAGGGATCAAGCTTTTGAAAACTTGATCCCGTCGAACAAGAAAATAAAAAGAATACAAGGAGTAAAATTCTCATTATTTTGTTGCCGGAACTTTTTTAGGAAATGCCGCTTTATAAGCTTCGTAAATCGCAACCGCTCCGCCCGATGAAATTAGGCCCACGATAATAGCTTGCGAATATGGAATCCCTGTCGAGATCATAGTAAGAACACCCGCTACTTGCCCCAATACTGTAATGATTAGGCGTTTAACAAGGGCGCTTTGATTCTTAAAGAACCCGCCGACAAGATCCGTTTTTAGGATAGTTGTAAGAGTCATAACGATAGCGATTGAAAGCGCGATCGGCGACATTGCTTTATAGTTAGTCACCAATTTAATAAGTTCATTGAACGCTTGATCCAAAGGAACGCTTGCATCCTGGCCAAAGGCCGCGAAAGACATAAACAAAAACATAATTGTAAAAAACCCGTAAATTCTTTTCATAAATCAAACTCCCAATTTTTTAGTTAAGTATCCGCCAAGAAGACCGAACACCGATGCGATAAATCCTATTTTTACTTTTAAAGTCGTGATCGTAATAATCATGTCTCTTTGTTCTTTTTCCATAGTGTCGATTTTTGTAAGCAAAAAACGACGCCATTCTTTATCATTGCCGAGAATCCTTTCTAGTTCTTTTTCAGTCATATAATTTTCCTTATATGAAAAGCTTAAACCGGATTTTGGTTTAAGTTAAGCCCTAAAATTAAAGCGGCGACTCCTAATTGCTTTTCCGGGGCCGTCGAACTGTATTTTCCATCGGCCACATATTTCCCCGTTTCATCGTGGAAGTTAGTCCCGGCAAAAACGTAAGGGGAATATTCTTTGGTATTTCTATAACCCAACCCGTTAAATCTCTCGGCAAAAATAAGCTTTGTTTCTAAGTTCCAAACTTCCGGGAAAAGACTTTTCTTCATTAAGAGCGCATCGATCGCCGCTTCTTCCCAAGTTTTAAAAGGCCCGCGCCCGGCCGGGACAAGTTTTGTTAATCGTCCGGTTCCCAATATCCTTTCCCCGTTATGAAGTACGCCAAGGAAGTTTAAAGAGGCCTCGCGATAATGAAGCGCGAAAAGAAGATCCGCCGGGAATTTACAAGCGTCCGCGACGACCTGATAACGACCTTTAGATTTTACGAAGTTCGCGCATACGCTTTTAACTTCGATCAATCTTTCGTCGTCGATCTTAATCGTTTTTATAATATCCGCGAAAGGCGGAATATTTTTTGGGGCGCTGGCCGCCGGCGTTTTCTTAGTAAAAATATTTTTAAGCCATCCCATATAAATCCCTTTTAATTATTTACAAAGATCAATTTCAGAAATAAGGGCCGCTTTATCCGACTCGGTTACGACAACCCCGTCCGCTACAACCGCCGCGATTTTTTCTTTCGCCGTATTCAAAGAACCCGTTTCAAGAAGGCCTTTAATTGGCGCGTATGTTTGAACTAATTGATCGACTTGCGTAGTAGTTAAAAGCTTCGGTTGATTTCTTACGAGCATATAGGCGAGGACTTTATTCCCACACGCCATAAGCTTTTGGGCGTAAGCAATTGCAGATTCTTTCACTTGAAGCGCGGCCTTTGTTGTTTGTTCGGCCTGGTAAGCTGAAAGTTTAACGGCGTCCAAAGCAATCGACTTGATTAACTTTTTATCATAAGAAAGAAATTTCGAACAATAAACTTGAAGAAGATCGTAATTTTTAATAGAAGATTCCAAAGGATCTAAACACGTTTTTAAAGCGTGCTTCGAATCGCAATCTTCGATTGAAAGACATGATTCAACTTCATTCTTTGAATGAATTGGCTTTAAAGTATCGTCTACTTCAATATCAACTTCCGAATAAATCGAAGAAGGATAAACTCCAAGATCGAAACAAGGTTCATTTGAGATTCTTTCGCAATCTTTTTGAAGCGAATAGGCCTCTTGAGAACCTGACTTAATCTTTGATTGATTAAGCCAGTTTTCTGCTTTTAGTTGAGTTGAAAAAAGTATCAGTGTTAAAATTAAATATTTCATATTTTTATTCTCCTAATTAATAACCGTGGCAAAAAACTTCAACGGGGACATCGGTTAAAGCGCCGGCATAAGTTTTGTAAAAAATATAACTTGAAGCGCTTTGCCCCGCTACCGCACAACCCCCCGTTCCGCCCGCGACCACTGTACAAGTACAATTTGGTTCTGCGCTCCAATAACTCGTAGTAAATAAAACAGTATTTGCGGTCGTACCTGTCGAAGATGCCGCACAACCGCCATAATTCTTCGTAATGGAATTACCCGTATTTACTTGAAAACTGCATATTTTTGGCTTGCTTATATTTGGAGTTGTTACTTGATCCCCTGTCAAAATAGGGCGATTGTAAGCAGATAGAAGCGGTCTAACTGTTACATGAATATCTCTTTGTCCTGTATTGGCCCCTCTATCTGCAATTAATTGACTAGCATTTAATGAACCGGCAACGGCCTGCTCATATTCTAATCTTATTGTTTTCTTCGAAAGGTCAGAAAAATTAAAAGTTCCGCAAACTTTATGCGGATAATAAGAGGACGCGGCGGACGAGGCCGTGCTTATTCCACTATGTATTCTTTCTCCGCCCTCGTTTACAATTGCTTGACTTGTATTTGTCGTTTCTACGACTTGAAAGATACTAGAAATCGTGCCGCCGCTTAATGTATCGGCTAAGTGTGAAAATTCAAAACACGCTTCTGCCGGCCCAATTGTTGTTGGTATAAATGCAATACCAATAGATTCTGCGCTTCCCCCACAATTTAATCCGCTAGATGCTGTACCAGAGGCACAAGCTATTTCTGCGCTTGCCGATCCTTTTGTCGTATTTATAACTAAGTCAAGTGACGAATTTTGAATTTCAACATAACTAGGTTGCGCCGCTGTTCCCAAACTTGGATTGGCCCCGCCAATATTCGCATCAATGAACCATGACGATTGGTCATTAGAAATGGCTTGAGTTTTATTTATAGTATTTGACCATCCAACAATCGGAACTGAAAAATTTAGTTGAACCGAATCACCGGCCGCAAAAACAAAAGGAGTTGATTGTGTTATATTACCTAAAGTTAATGGCCCTGTGACTCCGCCGACTCCAATACCGTAATATGGCCTAAGCTGAGTTGTAGAATTATAAGTAATAATTCCGGCCGGATTCCAACCCGATCCCGATTTATATACGTCCGTAGCTCCTAAGCTGTTTACTGCGTTTGGGATTTTTGCCGTATCAATAACTCTTCCACTTGGTAAATTTACAAATAATTGTGTTGCGTTTGGGGCGCCGGACGTATTAACAGAGATTTTATAATAAGCCGTATCACCTATCCTTTTTTCTTTAGCTAAATACGTTGTATTTGTCGTCCACGTCCCTGTTACTGTTACCGTCGTCCAGTCATAGTCTTCGGTATAAATAGACTGAATTACATTTTGATTAGACCCTAAATACGCCGTATCGCCTTGAAGAGTTCCGGCCGCTAGTGAAGTCACGCGGATTTTAAAAGTTGATCCGGCCGAAGGACAAGCAAAACTTAAAGTTGGAAATTTAACCCAAGAAGAAACTTTCACGTTCCCCGACGCTAAAACATTATTCGAAACGTCTAAAGCTTCGACCTTAAAAAGATCATCCGTGGCAATATTTAATTTCTTAAAATCAACCTGACAACCGGCCGAGAAATTTGTCGGAACGGTTTTCACCATTTCAAAATATTGGCCCGCTCCACTCGCTACGAATTGAAAATATTTTAAATCTCCTTCGACGCCATTTGTATAAGTTTGTTGAGTTAAAGTTCCGCCGGTATTAGTCCAATCTGAAATAACTCCGCCGACCGCATCTTCGAAAGAAGCATTAGTCAAAACATTAACGCCGGTTGAACTTCCGCCCCCGCTTCCCGATCCTAGATCCTTAAACGAAGCGCCGTCATTAGCGAACTTTAATTTTGCCGTGGCCTCGTCCCATTTAATTGAAGCATTAGAACCACCGCGATTGAACGTCAAAGCTTTATCTGTGGCCGTTCCATCTCCGACGATAACCTCGTCCGAAGTCGCGCTTAATTTTTTAGTAATCTTATCAACCGATAATTTCTTATTGGCCGTCCCGTCGTTCGTGTCGAATACGATTTCCTTCGCGCTCGCGCTGGCCTTTTTCCCGACGGTTAATTTATCGTCGGTAATTGTGGCCGCTTGAATTGCGAAAGAATAAAGCGTAATTAATGCAATTATTTTTCTCACGTTATCCCCCTTAGATCTTTATAAATTTAATATCAGTTATTTTTAAGCTTGCAATGTAAGAAGATCCCGCAAGGTTTTCCGAAGTATATTGTAATTTATAATTCGTAGACGCCGGAATCAAAGTCAAAGCGAAATCTAATCCGCATTGATCGTGAACCGTTAATCTTGAGAGATCCCAAGAAGAAGAGTTATCATCCCAAGTCATATAAAAGCGGCCCGTTTCTTTGACCGATCCCGATCCTGTTTTCCTTTGACAAGTAAACAAGAATTCGACGGCCTTATAAATCGCTTGATCGATAACCGGAAAACCCGTCACGTCCGCAAGGGCCGCTTGATTATTCACCGGAGCGAAAACGATAGGGGCGAATCGTCCCCCAAATTTATGCAATCTATATAAAGCTTCTTCGAGTTGATCGAACGTGTCGGTTCCCGAAGTTAAAAGGGCCTGGCCCGAATCTAATACAAGCTTAACAATTTCTTCTTGAAACGCGTTCATAATCGCCGCGCTTACAACCGTCGCCGGAATAGAAAGCGTCGCATTTCCTTCCGTAAATTTATTGTCGAGCGTAGCGCCGTCGCTATCTATTCTATGCATACTAGAACCCCCATATTTATATTAATTAAGTGTTTCATATTATCCCCCATAAGAAAAGATCACGGTTACATGAGCGGGCGCGAATTTTCTTATCACGCATTCAAGCGTCGAGTTCTCTGTTAAAATTAATCTTTGGCCGACACTTCCCTGGCCGACTCTAAAAGGGCGGATCAAAGCGGCCGGCGCTTTAATCTGAAAAGTGTAGGCCCATCCGGCCGAACCGATTCCCCCGCCCGGAGTTGTCGAGTTCGACAATTTTTCCCCGACTCGGGCCTGGCCGACTCTAAAATCTCTAAAGTTTACGACGTCGATAATATCGGCATCGTATCCCAATTGCTCGGCAATGAGTTTGAAGAAGGCGCGGGATTGGCCCCCGCCGGTTGTAAGTTTTTGAAGGATTCGAACTCGTCTTTCGTAAATAGTAGGATCGCCCGGGGGCGTGCATTCGTCGGGAATCCCGAGAAGTCTTTCCCAATTATCTAGCATTTCGAAAGTTGTATTCGGATCAAGTTCGTCGAGAAGTTTATAAGCGCGTTGTTCTACGCGGCTAGGTTCGATCGATAAAGAATCTATGATCTTCGTTAGGTTTAGGCCTTGATAAAATCGAAAGGCCCATCCCGTAGGAAAAAGTTTTTTGATAGTCGAAGAGTATTTTTCTACGCCAAAGGAAGCCATGTCACCGTCCCCAAAACAATTAATTCGCCGGTCGCCGGAGTTATATCCGTAGGCGCGACGCCATTAATTAAAGTGATATTATGATCTTCTTCACTTAAAGCGACCGAGATCGCTTCGTTAATTCTTGAGAGTAAAATCTTCCCGGTATTGAGAACGCCCGGCGATTTATAAGATCCGGCCAGGGAAGCTTCTCTCAAAATAAGGTCATTGAGTTCCGCGAGAACGGCCGTTTGAACCGCCGTCGTATTAGGCTTTAATTCGATTGTCATATCGATAGGAAGAAGTAGCGGAGCGACGACCGACACGTTCGCCGTGACCGGGCGAAGTTCTTCGATATAATTAAAAACTTCCGTAATTTTTGCCGGACTAGGTGTAATCGGATTTTCGTCGTCGCTTACAATATAAACGACAACCGTTCCGGGGCCAAGCGCTTGCGGGCCAACCCATGCGCGAGTAATGCCGGGAACTGCTAAGGCCCATTGAATATAATCGTTGGCCGCGCCCCCGCTAGGCGGTTGACGAATTCTATCGAGAAGGCGCGCTCTATAAAGATCGTCGTCTTCCGAATCTTCCGGTTCAATTGTAATAGCTAAAACCGTAGCGCTCGAATCAAGTCCGGCGATCGGTGAAAGGATTGTAAGAACGCTTGCGACTGCGACCTCGTTAGATTTCCCCGATAAAGAAGAGACTAAAGAAATCGTTCCGGAAGTTCCTACCAAAGTAACTTCGGCGACGGTTGTATATTCCGCCCCGTCGATTCTTTTAAAAACTCTTCCTAAAGGAATGACCGTTCCGGCCAGGCCCGTGACGGTTGCCGTAAACTCGGCGAAGGTAGCGTTCTTTCTATAGACGCCCCAAATAGAACCCCAACGATCAAGGTTCTCCGCGCTTGCCGTATCCGGGAAAGCTTCTTGCTCGATATATTTTAGGAACCCAAAAAGTAAATGAGAAAGTCCCGCGAGCGCACGCGCGAGAACACCTAAGAAAGATCTTCTTAAAATTGTAGTGATCCCAAGTCCGGCCCTTAAATCGCCTTCGACTCGCGTAATTAACTCGGGAAGAGTCGGCCTAGTAAATGCCATTTTTAACCTCGCCTTATTTCTTGCTTATCCCATAGGACTTGAAATCGTGATTCATTCCCTAATGGTTTAACTATTTTAATATCTAAATTTATGAACTTGTTACTATCGTAACTCGCGATTGCGGAAATTGAAAGAACTACTCCGTCCTCAATCATCCAATTTAAAGCTTCACGCGCATAGTCTTCGGCGCGTCTTAGAACTTCGGTCGTTCTTTTCTCCCGTTCCAAAGTCCATAAACGCGAACCCATTTTATCCCCGTCGATTTCAGAAAAGAGATCGCCCCAATATCCGCGTTTAGAGTTGGCCAAATAAGGCTTTTCTTCTTCCGTAACCCGGCGATCGGTGAATAAAGAAATTGTGACCGCCGTTTCTAGCCCGTCGTCGCGAACGACGTCGCCGTTTGAAATCGTAAGGTCGAACATTCCATCAATTAAATTTAATCCTAAGTCCATATTATAATCCTGTAGTCGGCGCGGTTGTCGTTGATCCCGGCGGAGTATTGTCATTTTCATTATGAACGTGAGCGTTGAAAGTTGACTTCACGGTCGCGAGATCCGTTCCGCCGCCTATTACGTTAGCCGTTGTCGTAATGTTTTGAGTCGAAGTCACTGGCCCGCCGGTCGCGCCTGTAAATGATCCGGCCCCTAGAATCCCTTGAACAATTGCGTTTATTTTAACAAGTAAGTTTTTGTCAAAAGTAACGTCGTCTTTGACGAGAAGAGTTCCATCGATTTCGGTATTCCCTTTAACTAAAAGATCGCCGGTCATTTCGACGAGCGGACAATCGATCAAAGTTTTGACCGCCGTTTTAAGTTCGACTTGGCCCGATTTTTTTAAATGTAAATAAGTCCCGTCGTCCGTATAGATTACCATTTCCCCGGAAGCGAGATTCTTAATTCTTACGTTTCGATTTTCGGTCGCGATCATAACTAAGTTTTCACGGTTCGCCCCAAGCGCGAGGATAATTCCTTCGCTCCCGGGCGGGGGATTCGAAGAGAACCCAAATTCTTGCATCCTGGCCACGCGATCCATAGCTTCGCCCGCGAGCGCCGAGATTCTTAATTCTTGTATGCTGGCCCCGTCGTTGACGGCCTTTATAATTGCTTTTCCCGCAATTAAATAAAGCCGGTCTTTGATCGGCTTCATTGCTCTTTGAAAAAACATTTCTAAATTTTGATAGTTCATCTTGAAAAATCCTTAGTCCATCCGAACGCGTCTTCTTTGACTTTCTTTTTCTTTGAACCTTTATCGAAAAGATAAGCGTCGTTTCTTGTCAAAGATAGATTCGCCGTCGTTCCGGCGTTAGACTTATTAAAAGAGATCTTTTTTATAAGTAAAGTCTTTCTAATCCCTAGAAAAGGCGCGTCTACGTCCACTAATTCATTTATCGCCCATGGTTCGCCGTCTTCTTTAAGCCAACCTTGAACCTCGATTTCGACCGATAAAGATTTCGCTAAACGGATATTTGATTCATAAATTGCGCGATCTCTCGCCGATCCGCCATCGCTTAAAGTTTCGTTCATAATAACGTAAGGACGATAACGAACGATTCCCTCGTCGGCCTCTTCACCTTCGGGGCCGGTTGATTGTTCGGCATCCCCCAAATGAGCGGCGTTTTGTCCTTTGACAATGTATTTAGAAAAGCGGTCGGTCGTGTTCACCGTTGCTTTTCCCGAAAGAATATTTACACCTTGACGTAATTCCGTTTTTGATTTTGTAGTTCCTTGGCTTGTAAAAAGTAATTCACCTTCGGCCGAACTTGAGATAATAACTTTTCTTTGACGGGCCAGGCGATCAAGTAAAGCGAAAACCGTTTCGCCTTGTTGAACGGTTATCTTTTCAAACTTCCCGCCGACGTCGGTCGTAGACTTAACGATAATTTTAAAAGGTTCACATAAAATTTTTGCAATTTCTAAAAGACTTAATCCGGAATATTCATTCGGCCCCGTGACCGAACTATCGACGAGATCGCCCGTCTTAGATCTTCCGCCGATTGAAATAGTTCTAGTCCCCGCGCTCATTGAAACATCGATCGATTCAATCCAACCCGTGCAAAAACTTTTTCCGGCCAAATGTATATGGACTAAATCTTGAGGTTGTATTCTCCAATTTTCTTTATCAGCTTGCCAACGATCCGTTAGCGTTAATTGAAAATCACTCGCGCACGCGTTGAGTTCTTTCGTAATTTGTACGTCTTCCCAACCTTCGTAAACTTGTTTATTTATATAGAGAGTAACGACCTCGCGAAGCTTAGTCGTTTTCTCAAAAACTTTAAGCCCCTTCTCTGACATCGACTACCTCAATAAGTCCGGAAATAAATGCCGGATGAACTATTTTATTTCTCGCCAAAATATCTTCTTCCGATTCAAAATTTTCAAATAAATCGTAAGCTAGAATCAACGACGGCGTTGGTTCGATAATTGTTTTTTCTTGAACGCTAGGAAGTTCCGAATCGATATCGGGAAGGATGCGAACTACTTCCGCCATTAGTTGATTGAACGCTTGATAAACGTCGTCGTCGTCCGTTTCTAAAAGTTGGATCTCAATTACTTCTCTTAGTTGTTCGCGAACCTTAACCGCTTCTTCCGTTGACTCGAAAGTTATTTCCGAAACTTGATTGGCGGCGTTCGCAATATTGGCTTGCTTTATAAATGTATTTAAAACGTCGTCGTTTTTCTTCTCACGCGTGCGCGTGGGAGTTGTATTTTTTAAAGGCTTTTTAGTCGCTTTAAAATCGAACATAGTCGAAGACGCTTTAAAACGCCCCTTTGGAATGACGATCGCCGCTTCCAAAAGAGCGAGATTGTCGAAAAATCTTTGACTCAATTTACTAGGGGACTGCAAAAGGTCATTGACTTCCGCCTTTAAACTACTAATTGAAAAAGCTAGATCCGCGATCCCTTGGATCTCGGCTTGAATCCCCTTCGTTGCGTTTTGAATTGTATCGGCCGCGAACTTAACTCCGTTCCTGGCCGTATCAACCGCCGATCCCGCAAGTTTAGTAATAGAAAAACCTTTATCAAAAGATTTTTTCGCCGCCGCTTTCGCATTCTCCGCCGCATTGGCAAGGGCCAAGGCCTTATCTTCGAGAGGTTTTGGATATCTTAGATCGGTCGTTTCATAAAACTGAAATGAAACTTTCGCGATCCTTCCCTCTTTCGTATCCTCGTCAATTGAGAACGCCCCAAGTTGAACGAAGAGAGTTCCAAAATACGGATGAATTAATTCGCCTGGCCCGTCTTTATCGGCGGCTTCTTGAAGTTGTTTTTTTAAAAGATCGTAATCGTCGCCGAGAATATGGCCGTCGATTTTATATGTCTTCCCGACTCTTCCAAGATCTTCCGCGTAGGGATTATCTCGATCGGGAAATTCGTGAAATTGAACGCGACGGCCGCCCGTAACTTGAGAACCGTCAACAAAAAAAGGAACTCCCCGAAAACTAGCCGGGCGAAGATTGTCTTTCCATGCCATTTAAAAAGCCCCCGCAAGGCCACGTTGAATGTTAAGAGCGCCGTTTTGAGATTCACTTTTTATTTTTGTATTCTCGGGCGCGCGAACCATTACGTCCACTCTCGCATTATTTGTTTGAGTAAAAAATTCCGAATTCATTTTCGCCGAAGATTCTAGCCCGCCTAATGGCGCGGCCGCCGGCGCGATCGGTTTAGCGTTGACGTTTACGTCGCCCCCGCCGAAGAAAGATTTTAAAAACCCCCCGACCGAAGACATTTTTTTAATAACGTAATCGATTTTTTCGATTACCCAATCCCAAGCCGCAACGATTCCGTTTTTAATCGCGTCCCTAAAAATCCATATCGCCGCAATTAAAGCAACGATCCCAACGATAACCCAACCGGGAAGCGCGGCGATCGCGACGAAAACGCCCGCGACAAATTTTAAAACTGTAAGAAGAATCCCGAACGCCGAAACAAGCCAACCGACGGCCGTTCCTATTCCCGCGAGAACCGTTCCGAATCCAATTCCGGCCGCTGATAAAAACGTGAAAACCGTAATCGCCGAAGAGAGGCCCGTAAATAAAGCCCCCATTAGTAATAAGAGCGGGCCAACGACTGCAATAACTCCCGCGATCGCGAGCGCTACTTTCACAATTCCGGGATGCGCTTTCGCGAATTCAACGGCCCATTGTAAAAATGGCGTAAGAGCGCCGATCAATGATTTCACCGCCGGCATTAATATCGTTCCAATTTGAACGGCGAAAACCGTTAAATTATTTTTCAATAAAACCATTTGATTATTTAATGAATCTTTTTGAGCAGAAAATTCCTTATCTAAAGCCGCATTTTCTTTGAACGCTTTTGTCGAGCGGTTCAAACTAGCGCGAACCTCGTCGATCTTTTTTGACATGGTTCCGAGAACGGCAATATCGCGAACGCCCGAAAGTCCGAAAGATCCTAGAACTTTCGAAATATCTCCGCCTTTTTTATCTATATTAGAAACACCTTGCGAGAATTCCGTTAGAACTCCGATCGCATCTTCTTTAAATCTTTTCTTTAAATCGCCGGTCGCTATCCCTGTTAATTGAGAAAGCGCCGACATTCCCGCGCCGCCTTTTAAAATGGCCTTATTAATCTGGCCCATAGCTCTTTGAACCGCCGACGATCCGGCTTCCGCTTCAATCCCTACGGAAGTTAAGGCCGCGCCCATACCTAACGCTTGAACGCCCGTCGTTCCAAATAAAGCGGTCGAAGATCCTAAGCGAGTAGCGAAGGATAAAATATCTTTTTCGGTTGCTTTTGAATTGTTACCTAAATCAACTAACGCCGAAGCGAAGCGATCGATGTCTCCAATCCCGCCGCCCGTAACCGAAATTAATCGGGCCATATCGGTCGCGCCTTCTTCGCCCGCTACGTTTGAAGCGGTCGCAAGTTTCGCCATTGTTTCGGAAAATTTTAAAATGTTATCGGTTCCCCTTACTCCAAGTTGGGCGGCCGTTTGACCTAATTGCATTAATTCAACGGTTGATAAAGGAATTCGAGTTGACATTTTTTGGAATTGCTCGCCCATTTGTTCAAGCGCTTTTCCGCTTAGATCGGTCGTCTTTCCAACGCCAAGTAAAGCCGTTTCATAATCGGCCGCGGCCTTCACGGCCAGGCCCATGGCCCCGACGATCGGAAGAGTCGCGAACGCCGTCATATTTTTCCCGGCGTTTGTCATAGCGGAACCCATGGAATTTAATTTCCCACGAAGTCCCGCCGTATTTTTTTGCATATTTTCGAAAAGGAAATTTGTGCGCGAAACTGCTTTATCTAGTTTCGGAAATTTGGAACGGATTCCTTCGATCGTACTTGATACGTTATCAATGGCCCCTAATCTAATCTTCGCTTCAAAATTTTTGGCCATTATTTCCTCGCTTTCTCCGCCGCCTTAATTTGTTCGTTCATCCGGTCGATCCAAAAAATTAATTCTTCCGGTTCCATTTCCCAAAGTTCCGACGGCGGGAAATGGTAATATTTAGCGAGCGAACCTAAGCATTGTCCCCAATCTTTCGGCCAGCCCCTAATAAGTTTCCCACGGCTTCCGTAACCGCCATTAAATCTTCCATTCCCAATTCATCCAAAGCGGATAAAGAGACTTGAGAGAGTTTACTTGTAAGCTTTAAAATATCGTTTACGTTAGGATCTTTCAAGTTCATATCCTTAACGTGTTTCGCTTTCGGAACTTGAAGAGTAATCTCGTCGATTGCTTCTTCTTTTCCCCATTGAATTGGTTCTACTAATTTAATTGTGATCGCTTTCATAATCATCCCCTATGATGAAAGCGGCCGCGGTTAAGCGGCCACTGAATTTGTTTTTGAAAAATTAACTACGAACTTCTTCCGCCGATTTCCCGGAAAATTTTGCGGCGATTTCGCCTTCTTCCGTTGTGACGTTCCCTTCTCCCGTGAAAACCGCTTCTCTTAAAACGATAACTTTAGAATTCGCCAAAGTTAAAGTAACGGTCGCGTCTTTGATTGTAAGAAGAGTTTCTAAATCAAGTTGACTATTATCCGTAATCGTTCCTTCGATATACGGTTCTTGCGGCATTTCTTTATAGCCGTGAACCGAATCCGATCCGATTACCATTTCTCTTTTTGGTTTTCCAAGATTATAAGTCCACGATCCCTTTACGCTGTAAAGTTCTCCGTTCGCTTTTACTTCGATTATCCCGCCGACTCTTTCCATATTATCCCCCTAAATTAAAGAATGAATTGAATTTTACAACCGACTACTATTAATTGATTAACAGTATCCGGCGACATTAAAATATCTAAACGATTAGGATTGTCTTTATTTCTTTCGACAATTAAATCATTTTTGAATTGAGAAAAATTTTCTACAAGCGCTTTTTCTTCCCATTCTCTAAACTTAGAAATGACTTCCGCCTTAACTGAATTCGGAGTTACAACGGCCTGGCCAGGAGCATATCTTCCGCCGTCGTTCGCCAATTTATGACGAGGGAATCTTGAAGTGATTCTCGCTTTTAAATCGAATCTCAAATAAGAAAGAGTTAAAAGAGTGTTTAGATATAAGTAAGAAATATCCGGAGAATTGAAAGCGTTTTTCTTGTAAGTCGTAATGATTGTTTCAAGAAGAACATTTCCGCCCGCGTCTACAAAGAACGTCGCGATTCCGTTAAAAAGAAGAGTGTTTCTTTCTTCCAACGTGAAACGATCCGCATCTTTCGGAGCGAAGATTCCAACTAACGCCAATGTTTGAAATGGGCGAGCGGGATCATTTTGAGCGGCCAGGCCAATTTGAGCGGCCATAGCGGCCGAGAATTGCCAAGGTGAAGAAGGCCCTTTCATTCCTAGAACTGTAGTAAATTGAGAATTTCTTGAGTTCCCGAAAGTCGAAAGAGTTCCTACGGTTCCGCGTTTTGCGTAAATTCCGTAACCGTCGTTTTGTCTAATTGGCCCAAAACGGCTAGTCAATTCAGCTTCCACTTTAATTAAGTTAGCCGCATCTAAATACGGAGTAACAAAAATTAAATATTGAGATTCGCCAATTACTGGCCATACGTCGTCAAGATCCGGGTTCCCCGCTCCGCCCGTAAGCGCATTAACCGCAACCGTTACACCGGCCGGAAGTTCTTCACCTAAGAAATAAGAATGAGAAAGATCGATCTCGTTACCGTGATCCCCTTTGTTTTTTGCTACGATATCAACTTCGCCCGGGTTCGCGTTTACTACGCCCGTAACTACTAAATCCGAATCGCCCGTAATCGCCGCCGCTAAGGCAGTCGCCAAAGTTGTCGGAGTGTCCGAAGTCGAAACGCCGATTTTAATATTTTTTCCGCCGATCATAAACGAAGCGATTCCCGCTTTCGTCGGAGCGCCTGAAAATGTAATTTTTCCCGCGGCCTTTACGCCCGCAAGTAAATCATCCATGGCCACGCAATATAGAGGAATTATTTTCGTGTTAGCTAAATACTTAGCGGCCATATCGGCAAGAACCGAACCCGCGCCAAAAAGTTCTTTCGCTTGATCTTCGTTGGTAATTAATTCCGGAGCGCTTAAAGCCGCTTTCGTTCCCGAAGCAAGTTTTGGCCCGATCATTAAAGTTTTGTATTCTTGTAAAGCCCCGCCTTGAACTGCGCGAGAATTATCGAATTCCGCGAAAAATAGTGGAACTCTCAAATTTGAAGGAACTTGATTAAAACTTATACTCATTTTTTACCCCCGAGTTTAGATTCTTTTTTATCTTCGATTTTTTCTTCTTTCGTTTCTAAAACTAATTCGACGTCACCGTCGCTTAGTCTTCTTCGCCAATAAGTTCCAAGATCAACTAATTCGCCTTCCACTCTTAGATTTAATCTAGTAGCGGGATTTAAAATTAACAGTCCTTCTTTTGGCTTGATTAATGTTTTCATCTATGGCCCCATTTGTAAACGATCTTCGGCGTCGGTTACGCCGTCCGAAGAAGAATTGTTATGTCCGACTTCCCATTTTACGCCCGTGCTTAAATAGTCGTCTAAGACCGATTCACGTTGAGCGAAAGTAAAGAATTCAATATTAAAAGTTAAAATAATAGAACCGACCGGACTTTGAGCGTCCGCCTCGTATTGATAAGCGACTCCGGTTAGCTCCAATTTATTGGCAATTCTTCCGAGAGTTTCGTCAATTTCCATTAGTGTTTCGACTTGCTCGCCTAAAATTTCTAGGCGCATATCGAGTTGATCGTCGTTGTCCGCCGTATCTAAACACTCAACGGCAACGGTTAAATTTCTTTTATAATTTTTTGGCGCTTCATTGAAGCGATTAATGCTTTCATTTGTTGAGTAAATTCTAATAGCGGGAAGGTCTTCAATTTGAGTTGGCGGAGTCGAAGAGATTTTTACATTCTCTTTGGCCTCGGTTCTATTAGAAAGTAAATCGCGAACCGCGATTTTAATCTTTCTTTTAGCGAATTCTAGTGTCTTCGATTCGGTCACTTGATTTCATCCTGTGAAGCATTAGACGAGCGCCGCCTTGGCCGTCTTCCCTTTTATCTTGGATCTTGTACTTAATGTCTCTAATGAGAACCGCATCTTCGACCATAATATCGATCGGAAGATCGTTTATATTATAGCCAAGATTCGGTTGATTCACCGAAACGACCTTCTCCGTTTGCACGTCAAGGCCAAAATAATCATTATCAAAAATCGCGCGAACTTTATAAACCCCGCCCGCGCGAGGATAAAAAGTCACTTCTTCGCCAAATACTTGAACGGATTTCGTGAGAATTTTATCGACGCGCTCGCGGAAGTCCATTTATTAAACTGCTTTCAATTTTACATTAACAGAAACAAGGCCAGCTCCGGCCGCTTCCGTAACATAACCCAAGTCAAAATCGCCGGCCGTAGCTACGATTTCACTTGTAGAAATTTTCCATTGAACCAAAGCGCCTTCCGCTAAAACTAGCGCCGAAGCTTTTTTCAATTTGAAAACTCCTTCCGTTGCTCCCGCGAATTTCTCTCCCGCTACTTTCGTAACGGCCGCGATTACAAGAAGAACCCCAATTTTATATGGAAGTCCCGAAACTACTCCGCCAACCGGCGCAGTAAGTTCTAAATTTTCACCTTCTTGAACGTAATTTTTCATAAATATTTCCTCGTTTTTAAATTTTAAAAAAAGTTAAGCGGCCCGAAGGCCGCGATCAAAACTATAGTCCCGGGTTTTTGTATAGACCGCGATAGTCTACGAATTTCATTCCGAAATGGTGACGAATTTTTACTTCCATCCCGTCAACGTCGAATCCTTCGCGAGTCGTAATTTCTGGCCCGTTAGCCCCGTCAAGATAAGACATTTCTGCAATGTCAGTCATAGCCGAGTTAGCCGCCAAGAACCACGCCGTTTGAGAAACTGCGTCTAATCTTCCTTCGGTAATAATTTGTAGTTTTCCAGAGAACGGATTTACTTTTCCGTTTTCGTTCGGAGTAACCGAAGAAACGAATTGCTCCGCGATAGTTTCTAGGGCCGCCGGAACGATTAAGTAAGCCGGTTTAGCGCTTGAAAGTTCCCCGTCAAGATCTTTTTGAAGTCTCATAGCCGCACGTCCCGCGCTTAGAGAAGCGATAGCGATAGCCGCCGCCGTTCCAAGGTTGTTATGAGTAGCATGGAAAAGGTTCGCTCCCGTTTCGGCCATTACTGGATTCGAAAGGAATAGATCCCAAAAAATTTGATTTTCTTTTTCTTTCGCGCGAACACCCATTTTTTGAGGGATCGAAGTGAAAGCGTCAAGATCGTCGTTAATCATTAGTTCGTAAGTTCTACCAATGATTAAACCGAATTTTTCGATTTTATATTTTTCTGCAACTTCGCTCATAGTAGTACGTTTATACTCGCCATGCTCCCCAACTTTTTGAAGAGTTCCGCCATTTCCTAATTGAAGCGAAGTAAGTTCTTTGAAGTCTTTCGCGCTTCTCATAGTAACGAATGGTTGAAATGTATTTGGCACGCCTTCGTAAGCGTCGCGAAGAATTTTGTTCGCTACGTTCGCAAGAATTTCCGGGAAATCACTTGATGAATGAAGCGCTCTTTGAACTAATTCTCTTCTTGTCATGTCGTAAACACCGCTTACGCCATTTGAAGCAAGATATTTTCTTGCAAGATCGATTACTGAATCTTGTCTAAATTCTCTATCGTCATTAGATAGTGAATACTTTTTAGGATCGAAACGATGAAGAAGTCCGTTCACCGCCGCACGTTTTCTTAATTCTTGATTTTCCATTGTGATCTCCGCTCTATGGTTGTTTGTTTTCGTATCTGATTTTCTAGCAAGTTCGGCGATGATTGCTTTTCTTGCGTCTTCGACCGTTTGTTTAGTGTCGTTCAAAAATTTTTCTGCGAATTCATTCGTAAGATTCGCAGTCCTAACGGCTTCGCGAATTTCTCTTTGACGAACATTTTCAAGTGATCGTTGTTCGTCGCTTGCGACGGGCGTTTCTACTACCGGAGTTTCTTCGACTACCGGAGTTTCTACTACCGGAGTTTCTACTACCGGAGTTTCTACTACCGGCGTTTCTACTACGGGCGTTTCTACTACGGGCGTTTCTACTACCGGAGTAGGAACTTCATTTCTCTTTCCCATGGTTCCTTCCTCGTTTTCGGTTGTTATTATTTCGCATTCGTATGCGCCTTTCTCATTACTTCTTACTTGCGACATTGCATCGGCGGGAATTGCTACAAAGGAAATTTCCATTGGTTCCCAATCAATCGCTCTATAAATTGGAGTATCATCTTCGCCTTTCGACTTAATTTCCTCAAATTTATGAACATTATATCCGACGCTTATATTTCTAATGATACCTGTTTTTATGTCTTCGACAAGCCCCGCAAGTTCCGGACGTGAAGAAAGTCTCAAAGTCGCGATCCCTTCGCCGCCTTTCATCGAAGCTTTTTCAACAACTCCGATAACGTCGTCAAGCGAACGGTTATCGTGATTATTTAAAACCGGAGCGCCGGCGTTTAATCTTTCCAAACGAACATGATCTTTCTTAGTAGAAAGTTCTTCGTAGAAAGGGCCGTCCCAAGAATATCTTTTTACTCTCGCGCCGGTTGTCCATACAACGTCGATCGTTCTAGTTTCGGCGTTGAAACTTTCGGGGACGAATCCCGCTCTAATCTGTGAAGGGCCAATTTTTATTTTTGACATATTTTCCTAGCTCCCAATTGGTCGGCCTGGCCCGTCCGGAATACGCGGATCACTTTTAACTTGCAACCCTAACGAATCCAAAAGATCCATGTCCTTTTTGTATTGCTGTAAATGCTCGCTTGGATCTTTCCCAAGCGCCGCAAGTTCTTCGCTTAATGTAGAAAGTCCGCCCTTTATCGACTCTAAAGTCGCGGCGACTTCTTTTGTCGGATCGATCATTTCGCGTTTTGGCGCTATATGATAGGTCTTAACTTCGGCGTCCGCGCCCATAATCTTGGCGATTTTTTTAAATTCTTTGACGACCGGATCGATTACCTGGCCGATGATTATTTGATCTTGCCATTTTTGGATATTTCTAAAAAATTCGATCCATCCCATTCGGCCCGAAGAAAAATTTACTTCGGAAAAATCCCCGGTCAAAGCTTCGTAAGTTATTCCGAGGCCCGCGGCGATTCCATGTAATACGGTCGAAGTGTATTCTTTATAATTTTGAACGCCCGGCGGATTGGCGAATTCAACCGTTTTTCCCGGCGGAAGATGCTCAATCATTGCGGGTTCCATTCTTTCGGCGACGTCCACGTCGATATCTAAATCCGAATCCAAAGTTTCGATATTTATATCGCGAACGAAAGCCGTAAAACACGCGGCGATTTTTTGTCTCATTAGTTGAGCGTCTTCGAAATCGTCAAGATCTTTCATCCTAACAATGACGGGCGCTAGTCTCGTTACGCCTCGAACTTGGCCAGGGCGAAGAGTGTCGAAAATATGTAGGATCTCGCTGGCCGGAATTCTATTCGCTTTCGCGTTTAATCTTCCAAGTTCACCGGGATGCGTTTCGAATAAATAGTAAGCGACTCTTTTTCCTTTCTTATCGAACTCGATTCCTTGAACGATTGTATTTCCATCGCTCGCGACCGTGTTCATAAAAGTGTCGATAAAGTCCGCCTCTAAAATTTGAAGCTTTAAAGGAAATTTTGATTCGGAGTCATAACGAAAACGGACGAGAACTTCGCCGCTTTCAAATTCAGCTTCCGCAATTATTTTTTGAAGACCGAAAAAATTATGGCGACCGTCGTAATCGCATTCGGTTGAATGCGCCCATTCCTTCCAAGTTTTTTCGATAGGAAGATCGGTTTTAGAACTTCCTTCCTTTATAAATTGAGTTCGGATTCCGGTTCCGACGACGTTAGAAGCGTAAACCATAATCGCTTTTGCGGCGTAGGCGTTGTTTCTTCGAAGATCGCGAGCGCGACTTCGTAGCGTAACCCCGTCGCTTAACATAATAGCGTTGGCCCCACGATTCGGAGTCAACCATTTTGAAAGGCGTTTATTCTTACTTGCCCCTTCGTATCGGCGCGTAGACTTATTTTTATTTAAACTAATATCCCATTTGAAAAACTTCATTCGCGATCAAGTCCTTTCGTGTGAACCCCAACGATTCGACGGCCGCCAAAGACGCCGCTCGATCCTGTTTTCGGTTTTAACCCGAGTTCTTTTTTCATTAATTCGCGCAAGCGTAACATTTCTTTCAATGAATTGTATTCGATTTCTTTATCGGAATATTTTACGCGTAAAGTCCCGTCGGCGATTGCATTTTCAAGCGCGACTAACTTTTCAAGCGTGAACCCTGTCGTTACTATTTCAGTCATTACCAAAATCCCGAACTTCGTTTTTTCTTATTAATTTTTTCTTTTTTTGTTACTTGACTTTTATTTTCGTTTACTTCGATTGGTTTTGCAAGCGTTGATTTTATTTTATAACGCTCCCAATCGCTGGCCTTGAATCGATCGATCCCAATTATTGCGGCCAAGGCCCGATTATAAACTTTTAAATCTAGGGCCTCGTTTCGTTCGCGCTCTTTCAACCATTCATAACGAGAAAAACCGCGACGATCCTTCCTTATAACTAATTTTTCCGCGCATAATTGGCGGAAATATTCTTCGGCATATTGTGGAAAATGATGATAGCCCTTTGGAATTGGTTCGCCCGGGAGCGGTTCTTCGATCCTAAGACGCCCATAAAGTTCCGATTTAATCATCGATGAACCGATCGGCCAAAGCTTTACGCCCCTTCGGATTAATTTTCCCCCGTGTTTAACGTCAACGGCCTTCGGAACCCCGATAATTGTCGAGAGTTCATCGAATCCTTTGAGGGGAATCACGCGATTGATAGAATATTTTCTACAAAAATTATAAACTTCTTGCGTATTATAACCGGAATCGACGCCGACAAGCTTGATCGACATCATGGCCCCGGAGTCATGTTCGTATTGCCTTTCGATAAATTCGGCGAAAGTTTTCCAAGTTGATTCTAAAGTCGTGTCGCCAGGAATCGTAACATAATCGATCGACCATGATTCTTGATTCTCTCCCCACGCTACGACTTCCGCCTCGATCCTATCTTTTTGAATATCCGCCGCGCACGTCAAGAAAAGCCCGCCCATTGGCACGGTTCCGATCTGATAATCTTCTCTTCTTAGATATAATCGACGCCATTCCGGCGCTTCGCCCTTCTCTTTATATGTTTCGCCTAAAATAGTATTGACGAAAGTTCTCATCTTTTCTGTTTTCTTTTCCGTTTCGAATTCTCTTTTTGCGTCTTCGTAGTCCTTAGCAATGTCGCCCCAAGAAAACCAACCGACCGGACTATATAAAGAGTTGATAAAAAACCCTACGACGTCGCTTTCGCCCGTCGCTTGCCATTCACCTTTGGCCAGCATTTCCGTTTTATATCGTTCTTGAATCTCTTCCCCGCAATGTTCGCAGTAATAAGCCGCCTTCCAATATTCATTCGCTGGCCATTTAAGATTTTCAAATTTTAAAATTTGTTTTCCTTGGCAATGCGGACAAGGGACGAAATAAAATCTTTGATCGGATTGATTGAACTCTTCTTGTATTTTTGAAAGCCCTTCGATCGTCGGAGTTGAAATTAACAAAGCTTTTCTTCGGGAAAATGTTCTTTGACGTGCCAAAACTAGATCGATCGGATCGCCTTCTTCTTCGACGTCGCGAGGATAGGCGTCGATTTCATCCATCATAGTAAAGCGACAAGGCATTGAACGAAGTCCGGCGGCCGAATTGGCCCCTGTTAATACCAAAGTTCCGTTGATAAAATCTTTTTGAAGCAACGTATTCGCCGAATCCCTTGCCCGATTCTTCGCTACTTTATCCCGGACGTTCGGACTTTCCTCGATTAAAGGTTCAATTCTTAGCCTCGAATATCTTTTCGCGAGATCGACGGTCGGTTGAACTAGCATCGTCGGGCCAGGAGCGTGGGCGATAATGTAACCAATAAAATTATTGGCGCATTCCGATCCCCCAATTTGGGACGATTTCATAAAAACTATTTTCTTCGCGGGATGCGTGATCGATAAAGTATCCATGACCTCGCGAAGATAAGGCGTTCTTTCGGTTCGCCATTTTCCCGGTTCACTTGAAGATTTTTTTGAAAGGAATCTATTCTCGTCGGCCCATTCCGAAACTGTAAGCATCGGTTCGGGAAGAAGAGATTTTCTAATGGCGATTTCTATATCATTCATATTTACTTTCTAATCTCGAAAGTTTTTCTAAGACGACATTTATTTCTTTATGTAATTTTACTTCGAGTTCGACAATATCTTTACACGCTAAAAGTTCCGCCGATATTTTCGGGGGGATATTTAAGAAAGATTCTTTAATTTCCGCCGTCAATTTAGAAACTGTTTTGATTACTTCTTGCCTATCAATCAATCGACCTTCAAGTTCTTCCATTTCAATTTCTAATTTTCTAGCTTTTAGTTCTTCGGAAGAGGCCTTGGCCTTTTGATATCTCGAAAAATCCGTATCCATTTCGGGGAGTTTTGTCACGGGGACTAGATCTTCTTGCCCTTCGACCTTCTCCAAAGTGTGAATTGGCTTCGCAACCGGATGAACAACGACGTTCGATTGGCGCTTCCTATTCTTAGTAACGGCAATGAAAGTATTTTGAGAATCCATTTTCGCCGCGTGTTCGGCATCGGCCGCTTCGACGTGGATGAATTTTATTTTTCCACTAGCGTCCCTTTCGATGCACGCTTCGGAAATAACTCCGCGTTCAATTCGATCTCTTATAGTCGTATGATGAACGCCTTTCCGCCTAGCGTACTCGGCCATTAAAACTAAAGTCTTTGTCATTTTGTCTTTCCCCAAGTCAACCTTAAAATTTAATATATTTTTTGTCTATTCTTTAGTCGGTTTTAACGCAATCCCTTGAAATCAAGGGACGCGTTAAAAAAGGCCTAACTAGCGAACAAATGCGGGCGGGGCCGCCCGCTC